GGCTTTGGGGCTTTCCCATTTTACATGTGGGAGGTCTACAAGTACGACTACGTCAGCGGCCAGCGCGTTGGTGAGCCCATCTCGCTGGAGGACCACATTAGGTCCTGCGCTGACCGAATTCGGTCCAACGCAGCCAGGTACGAGGCCTCACTCAGGGCTTTGCAAGCCCTGGCTGATGGCTTCCGCCGTGAGCAGGAGAAGCCCAGTGATGTCGTCCCGGAAGGTGCCAGTGAGAGTTCTTCTCCCGCACCTACCCTCGCAGGCGACACTGACTGTGTCAGCACTGATTACGGTGAAGTGGAGACACAGGCAGGCATTTACGGTCCCGCCGTTGTGCATGAGCCGGCCGAGGACCTCACCGTGAGCCTGATTGGCAGGTGGGGAAAGAGCAGCCACGATAAGGAGCCTCTGTTCCAGAAACGATTGGACAGAGCTCGTAAGTGGCTGAAGACTGCCTCCCCTGATAAGCAGGCTGAGGTCTACGAGACGCTGCTGGACAATTTTGACCCGCAGCACGCCCCGATGGTTAACCTCCTCTGGTACGCTTACCAGTGTGAGAAGGAAGCAGACGAGGCGAGCAACGTTTTTTCCGTCGACGCGCTGTTGATCCACCTGGCGTTTTCTCATGCACGCTTTGTGGAGCGCGGCAGGCTGCCAACTGAGCTGGAGTGCCTTATGGCAAGCCAGCGCATTCGTGAAGGCAGTTGCACCATGCAAGAGCTGTTGGACGCTTCTCGTCCGAGCCGCCTGGAGCAGACTGCCTACACTTTTGGCGCTCTCGTCGGCAGAGCTCTGGATCTTCTGTTGCGCATGGCGATAGCGCTGTCCAAGCTTGGTAGCGCGGTGGGTATTACCCACCCCATTTACAACGCCATTTTCGTCGGCACGAGCATGCGAGCCATTTATGAGCTCGTCACGTACGTGATCACGTCGGTTCCGCGCTTCCTCTTCCGGAGGGGCACTGCTGACTCCGACGACGACGCAGCGGACGCCGAGGTCCAGAGCAACCGCCCGGTTAAGCCCCGGGCGGTGCCTTTGCACCAGCAACCGCGGCCTGCTTCTAAGCAGTCGCAGAACCTCGCCATCCATCATTCCATCTGGAAGGACACGTACACTCTGCGCGTGCAGGTCACACCAAACGTCTGTTCATACATTGGCCACATGCTGGCCGTGCAGGACGACGTGTTCATTTTTCCACACCACTACATCTCGCAGATCATGGGAGACATTGAGTGTGGCAATTACACGTTGGACGATA